CGTGAGCAAGTCTTGGAATACAACCGCCGATACAAGCTTGCGCATCGTCCGACATTCCACCATTTCAGCCGTGAGGAACAGGCGGCCTACGAACGCAACTACTACATGCTTCACCCCGAGAAGAGAAAACGGAAGCGGGAGACTGTTTGAGACGGTGACATTCTCCCCCGCCTACGCTAACGCTAAGAGGCGGGAGAATTCTCGGCAAAATCAGTTAATCCAATACCGGTTGCAAGGTTGGGTGCAACCGGTATACTAGACATGTTCCGGCATTAATCGCACGCCTTCGGGCACCGGTGCGGAATCAACATACCATGATTTTGGAAGGCGTGCGATTGGCTGACTGCAAACTGTTGCGTTGCGGGCGTGAACGAGACGATACCAGACAACTCTGCCCTGAATGTGAACAGCGGCTCCTAGCCGACTTGGAATGGTTCACGAAGAACATCGGATTTTTGGAAACCGACAAGATGAACCGCATCAACAAGAATCATGACGCTGATGGTGGCGGGGGAGGATACTCTGATAATCCGCCGTTGAGGGAGCAAGTGTTCGACCTGCTGTATGAGGGAGACGAACGGGATGATAGCGTGTGGGGCACACTATCCGCGTTCGCTAAATGCTTAGGCGTCGAATACCTGAATCACGATCCGTTGAACGTGTTGGCGCAGCGGATAGCCGTGAAGAAAACCAAGCAAGGCGAACCAGCGTGTCTATGCTCAACGGCAACACCCGTGTACGCGCTTGAAATCCGCATCGCCCGCGACAAGTGCCAGCGCCTGTTGAATCAAGGCCATACGGTTAGCTTGGGCAATTGCCCCAACACTGACTGCAACATGCCACTATCGGCTGACGAGACGGCAAAACAAGTCAAATGCCGTGGATGCAGGAACGTTTGGAACATCAACTTTTTGAGGACACTCATGCAAGACAAGATTAAACACAGCACTTACACGGGGACTGCTTCGGACATTAGAAGCAAACTCCAACAGGCTGGATACCTCGTATCCGCGAACACGTTGAAATCATGGGCGCACAGGGGCAAGCTCACCCCGGTACGCAAGGAAGGGCGGCATCCCATCTACCGTATCGCAGACGTATACCGGCTCCTGCTCCGGCTCCAACAGGCCGGACAGACAACCGACAACATTTGGCAACTGCTCTCCACCGACCAGAAAGCGAACTAATGACACGAATCATCATCGAAGACAACGGCTACACGATCACATACGAGAACGTGTCCAACATTCAAGACCGGCAAGACCGGAGCGCCACCACCACAAACATATTCCGCAACACGCCAGAACGCACCCTGCATACGCTCACATTCCTCACGCCAACGGCAAACAGCATCCTCTGAAAGAAAGGCAAAAAATTGACCGAGATCATGCAAATCGCCGGCAACACCGGCAACATCGCATACCAGCATCCCCACGACGCCGGAGCCGACCTGAAATCATGCGAGGACACCATCATCCCCGCCAACGGACACGCGCTCGTGCATACGGGCGTATACGCGGCAATCCCTTGCAATCACGTGGGCCTCGTGTGCCCACGAAGCGGCCTCGCGTTGAAACAGGGCCTGACCGTGCTGAACGCGCCTGGAATCATCGACAGCAACTATCGCGGCGAACTATGCGTGATCCTGCACAACACCAGTGAAAGAGCCGTTGAAATCACGGCGGGACAGCGCATAGCGCAGCTTGTCGTCACGCCCGTCGAACACGTGAAAATCATTCCGGTAAGCCAACTACGGGAAGACACGGAACGAGGCGGAAACGGATTCGGCAGCACCGGCGAATAATCCGACAGCAAGAACACTCGCCAAACAGATGCTAAACAACCCCCAGACAGGAGCAGACATGCAAATCCACATAGTCGCCGCCGACGTGCAGGACAGGGACGAATACAGGGATTACACGACCCTTCCACCGGAAAAGCGTTCTTGGCTACCAACCGTTCGCCATGACACGGAAATCAAGTATGGCGAGCATGTAAGCATCATGGGTGTTTACGGTTCGCGCGCTCAAGCCGAACATCGCGTGAATGAACTCGCTAGAGAAGGCTTCACTGTTTTCCCGATCATCGAATGCACTGTGGACGCGAACTGCTGGGAATACATAGGAGGCTACGCGGAATGAGCGGCGACGACAAACTCATGGCAGGCGCAGGACAGCACTAAGGAGGCACAATGAAAGTACTCGACTTCACCAAGAAGAAAAGCGAACTGGTAGACAAGCTGGTAAAACTTGGATTCCATTATCTAAGCACCGACAAGGAAGAGCCAGATGGTCTGCGAAAACCCCCACGGCTGATAACCACATGGGCGAACGTCATGAATGGCGTGACCCTGCAAATCATCGATACGTATGACACACACCGTGTCTCAAACTACGAACTGATTACAACACCGCTCAAACAAGTCATCATAACTGATGATTGCACTAACATAAGCGTCACCATGTCGGTCGAAGAGTTCATGGAATTGGAACGGATCACGAACAGCAAAGGCAGCACATTCCCACGCCCGGAAACATCCTTCAAAAGAATTACCAACGAGAACTAGGAGACCACGCGGAATGAGCGAGACAATCACAGCGGACCATCTGAACGCCACGCACTTAGGCAAAAGAATCACCATCAACGGCAAGCATGGCACCGTCGTGTCAGGCAAACTGAAAAAAATCTGCGCCGACTACGCCATCATGCCCGATTTCGTGTCTTACGGCCCCTGCGAAGAATACATGCCAAAACCATTGAGGTACAGGAAAAACGTTCACATCATCCTGCACTTGTCGAACCAAGTCAACGACGATATCAAAGCAACCGTACACGAGAACACGGAACTACAGATAGAGGATGAACAGTGACATCACCAACCACCAAAGAACTGCTCATGCGCGTGATCGCCGTGGAATCACCGAAACTGTTCGACGGGTCAGACAACGAGCCAATCGAAGTGACCTCCTACCACTTTCAGGAAGAAGGAATGCGTCTCTGCGATACATGCGACTATTCGGAATTACTGCTCATAGGATACCGAACACGTGGCGGGAAAACGAAACATCTAAAGTATGAGTACTTCGACCTATCCGACCTGCTCAAAACATTGGACAAGTGGGATAGACAACACGACGATACGAGGGAGTCGGACGCATGAAATGGTTCACCAGCGACCTGCATTTCGCGCATCCGTTCGTGGCCGCGCTACGCGGTTACGCGCGACCAGGATACGCTCGCGACGAATCAATCAAACAACAGGCCGAACACGACGGCAGACAACTCAAGGATTGCGTTGACTGGCGTCGGCACGATGCCGACATCGTACAAGCGATAAACACATATGTCGGCAAGGAAGACGAACTCTACATCTTGGGAGACATCAGTTCTGGCAGCACGTGGAGCGTAGACCAGGCGATAATGCGCATCCAAAACCTGCATGTACCACGCAAGAACAGGCATCTGATTCTCGGCAACCATGAAATACACAGTTCCAGCCGCACGCTGGAAAAGTTGGCAAGCGTGTTCGGGGAAGTCGGACAAGTCGGATTAACCGACATCACAAGCGGAGACGGAACCCGAACATATCCAGTATTGCTGAGCCACTACCAATGGCGTGAGGACTTCAAAGAAGCGAAACCAAAATATCAATTCTCAACCAACTGGAACGACCCAAACCTAGCCAAATACGCGCTACCATACATGAACAACACGCTGCTCCTGCATGGACATACGCACGCGCATGACCCGCTTGAGTTCGGCAGGCATCATAATGAGATCAACGTCGGATTGGACGCATGGTGTTTCGAGCCAGTCAACGAAGCCGAATTGGTGGACAATTGGCTACACACTGCGTTAAGTGTAGCTGAGTAGTCTACAATGGCATGATTATGCATTACATGGTAAACCCCGCCTTCGGGCGGGGGAAGCCGTCAAGCGTCCTTCACGCAGGCATGATAACCAATCATTGTTTGGTTGTCACCAAGTCTGAGCGAACTGTTCAATCTGCTCGGCTGTAAACGAATTACCTCTATCAGGATGACACTCATCAATCTTATAGAAAACATATTCGTCATACACAGCATGACCCTCATCATCCACGGCCTGGTCACGGTCAATAGGTTGAATGTAGCTAAGCTCACGATTTATCGCGTCAAGCTCGTAATCCTCACTATTCCAGTAGTGATAGAGGTCTGCGTAAGTGCTGGTCTTGGTGAAATCGATGCTGGTCATTTTGTTTGTCCTTTCTTTTGCTGACATGATTAGTTCACAGGAATCCCGTGGATTCAACCACGGGAGTGCCAAGAAGTTTGGGCGGGTTAGGCCACTTCTATCCAACTGCATCGATCTGCTGCCGGAGTTCCTCTATCTCATTGGAAAGGATGGCGAGAAATTCCCGGTATTCGTCGAGTTCGACCGCCGCGTCGATGGCTTCGGCCTCCAGTTCGAACCGGCAGTCACCGTCATCGGTGAATGTCAGATCAGGAAAGTCGAACCATTGCCATTCGCAATCGTTCGGGTCGCCATGCCACCCGTTTTCGGTTTTGGTGAGTGTGTAGTGTTCCGTACCTTTGTAGTTGCCGTTCATGGTGTACTCCTTTTTAGTCCATGTTTAAAAAGAAAAACGTTGAAAACAAAGGGCGTGACACAATCGACACGCCCTGAAACTAAACAATCGAAACCGGCAGACGCGACTAGCGCAATCCGCCGCAAATGTCCTTCACGCCGGTGAGATAATCCAACTCGCCCTCGAAATCATGGCAACTCGTCGAAAACTCACCATCACGACAGCTTTCATCCGCATAATACGAGAAGTTGACGCAAAGAGGGGAATTAGGGTCGATACCCACACAGCATGCCGAACCATCCATGAAAACCACCTTGATAGTGTCCTCGGGACACATGCCGGATATGATTTCCGTATCCTTGACGTTCAACCCGTGATTGTAGATCTCACTCGAAAGCTGATAAAGATCAATTTCACAGATTAGGTACGCGCTCCGGTCGAGTTCCGTCACATCCACGAACGTATCCGGCTGCGGGCCGTCTTCAGCGAAGTCGCCTTCTCCGGCCACCATGTCGTTCGCCTGCTCAATGCAGTAATCGACGTCCTCCACAATGTAAGCAAGCTCTGGGCCGTCAACGGTCTTCAACCTGCCGACATCATAAAAATCAGCAGACCAGTCGAGGCCGTACTGCGTGTTTTCCTCATCCCACTCGCGGATAGAGATTTCCACTGCCTTGCTGTTGTCAATAAGTATAGTCATTTCAGATACTCTCTTTCCAGCCCCCTTGCTAAAATGAGAGGGCTTATAAATCGGTTTGTTTTAAGCGAAACCCCAAGAGTGATGCAACACTCTTGGGGTATTTTCATCAGACGGGGAACCCCGCCAAACACGTTCGAATAAACAAAATCCCGGCAGCCAAAGGCAACCGGGATTCATAGACGCGGCCTACGCGCCCAACGGCACGGCCTCCTCACGCGCGGTATCAGGTGCGACGTCTATATCGCCGTCACCCCACAACACCGTACCGAGACCAGCCCGCGCAGTAGCGAACACCGCAGGATCATTCAACCCAGCGAACGCCGGATAGCTAAAATACTTAGCCATATCCAAGACGCCGCTATAACCATCGCTGAACCTGACTGCCACACGGTGGCCGTCAAGCGGTACCGCGTCAGTCACCAAAACAACACCGTCACACATGAATAAACCTCCTTACCTAAGCGGCTCGATGTGTCCGGGTTGCACATGGGCCTCCACACACTTCCAATTGGATTCGAGATCCTCACGGTGTATTTCAGCCCACGCCAATACCAAACGTTCCTGTTTCCTAGGCAAACCGCCCTTAATCAAATCGCCATCAAACGAGTACTTAGCCCAATGGCCATTATATTCCGCGTGAAAATGCTTCACGGGGCCATGGTCATTGGCGTACATGTAAATGACGATACCGAAAAACCTGCTTATTCCCGGCAACTATGCCACCTCCTTACTTTCGCGCCGATACTATCGGCTGAACATTATCTTCTGCGGATCACTTAGAATCCGCAGAAGATTCAGAATCAGAATCAAGAAGTTTGCGCGGATTGGCGATTCGCAAGGCCGAACAGAATTTAAGCGCATTGCCAAGTGTCATATTGGAAACGTCATTAGTGCCACTCTCATACGCTGCTATGCGAGGTCGGGACATTCCGACTTTGTCAGCCAGCTGTTGTTGCGTCATGCCGCGCTTCAGTCTGAGTTCCCTCATGCCCATTTCAGTATCCTTCCGTAAGAAAATCCACAGGGTCGCATTGCAACGCCTCAGACAATCGTAACGCCGTCCGCAAATACATTTGCGAAACAGGACGACCGTTCGTCTCAAAACGGGAGATGGATGGACGTGCGATGCCGCTCAATCCGGCCAGCTCCACCTGCGTCAATCTGCGTGCCTTGCGAATGTTCTTCAATCCGACGACGCCAGCGGACACGCCGCCACGCCACACATGCTCATCTGGATACAGGTCCAACACGTTGCAATGCAACGCCTGCGCCAGCTTCGCAGCCGTACCCAAATACATGTTCCGCGCCTCGTCCGCATGGTTCTCATACGCCCACAGGCGCGTGAAATCCACGCCCGTAAGCGAATCCAACTGCTGCAACGTCAAACCGTTACGCTCGCGCAGATCACGCAACCCCATGATGGCTCCTTCCAGACTTAAGGACACCATATCATCGGCGGCGAAGCCACGCCGCCGACACTCAGTCAACCCAATCCGTATCCCAGTTCAGCATGTCCATTGGAATCATGCAGCCACCGGAACACTGAACGTACAGCCAGGTCGAATAGCCCATGCGAGCAGCCCTCACGCCACGAACCCACTCATGCAGCCACTCCAACAAGAGCGACAAAGTGGAACGACGACGCCAAAACGACTTGCCAGACGCATAATCGAACCCCTCGTACTCGGCGATAGGGGAGAAGACATCACGCTTGCGCATCAGATCACCTCATGCCCGTCCAACAGCCGGTCAACGGAATCGTCCCTACCCATACCCTTGCTCATTTTTCCTCCTTAGTCCAAGGGATAATCTGATGCAGCAGATACGCCGCAGTCGTCAACTGGTCGTAAGCGGCCAGCACGTAAGCGGAATCAGGAGCGTCACCGCTCCCCAGATTCGACAGCAATCGGACGGCCTTCAACGACTTGCCGACCACATTCGCGCACACGTCGGAATCATGGGCGTCCATCACAGACACCCATCCTCGTCAGCATTCGTCCACCAGACGCAATCAAGCTCGAAATCGACGCTCAACTCGTACTGCTCGCCGATCTCATTAGGCGTCATGCTGCCAAGCACGTGACCGGTGAACTCCTCATAATCATCGGAATGGGCATTGTCGTGCAGCATGAACACCTGCTCACACCAGCCCGGCAGCGCAGACCAGAATTTCTTCCAATCCTTTTCAGAAACGTATTCGCCTATTCCGTTGATACGGTAGACACCCTCGTAAGGCTTGAAACGTTCCCTGATGAACTTACGCAGCCCATCACCCGCCATCGTCTCAATGGCATCCACGACAGCCTCACCGATCGGCTCATCCAATGGCATTGCCTTCAGCTCGTCAACGGTAATCATCATTCTTTCCTTTCATTCAGCAGCAGAACTCGTCAGTGAGTTCCACCAGTCTTTTCAACGACGTCCGCATGAGACGCGAACGACAGCCGACACCGGCCAGTTCCAGCCGGTTCACCATCGCCACGCGCACGGCCTCTCCGCTACCGACAGTGCAACGCGTCAGAAACCGGCCATCGGCACGCAGAACCGCATCCCGATACGCCTCCGCATCGGCCTGAGACCTGTGACGGCGCACGCGGATTGCACCACCCACATATTCGACGGTCCACAACGCGGCCATGTCAGTCAGCCTCCCCAAGACGGTCGAAAACCTTGTCATACGCTTTCGTCACGCATTCCAAACCCATGCGATACGCGCTCACGCGATCATGGTCAGACTCCGCCATGCGGCGCTGCCAATCATGCGGGAACGCCACGCTCAACAACGTCTCCCGCACGTCCGGTTTGACAACCTCGATTTTCTGCGGGAACATCGCATCAAAAGTGAGGACACACAAGGCGTAAGCCACCTGCAACGTTCGGTCAGACACGTAGCGGAAAGACTGTTCCGCCACGTGGTCAATCTCTTCCATAGACCACGGAACGGTAGCCGCCAACTTCGCGTACTCTTCCGCATCCTCATAATCCAAGCCGCCATTCATCGAATTGTCCTGAACCGTATCCACCAGGTATTCGTACAGTTCACCGATGATGCCCGCCGTGGAATGGACGAACACAGGCTCAAAATCAATAAAATAACTGCCGAACCACAGGCCGCAGACATGACCCACATAGCCGGTAAGCTCACGCGGCAGCATATTCACGTCAATCATCACAACACCTCGATTTCATCGTTGAACCCCATGAACTCCTGAGTGGTGGACCCGCCATCCTTGACAACGCAGTACAACCAACCCTGGAATCCACCCAAGCGCGCATCACGCATCCCACGAATCAAGTCACGCAACCACGCGCACACAAGATACGTTTTCGACACGGGACGCCAATAACGCTTACGCTCGACCACATCAAAATGGTCATATGCATACATTTGCTGACCAACATGAAAATCAGCCCACAATTTCAACGTTTCCATGACACTCACGCCTCCCTCGAATCAACGTCACCGAACAGTTCATAACGCAACTGCGCATCAGCATCGAACATCGCCTTGTACGCATCACCAAGAGACTCATAGAAGACGCCATCCACACGCCAACCTTCATCGCCCTTGGAATCCAACGAACGGAACTCTCTCAGCGCGCCAAGCATCATCTTGCGCGTCAATCGATAATCCGGCACGTTCTTATGAAAATTACCGTCGAACCGGTCAGCAGCAACGTAAGCGTCACGCGCTTTAGTCGTATCGAATGGGACAACAGTACCAATCGGCTCATGGTCGAAATTGAAAGTGTTGACACCGTAAGGCCAATAAACAGCGTAAAAATGACGGGACATGGTAGAATCTCCTTGCAAATGGTTTGGTTGAGTTAATTACTGTTTGCAATGGCCGGACGGTATGCCTAGTACCGTCCGGCCAAACTTTTCAGAACAGGCAATCCATATGACGCGGATCAGGCAGATTGTCGGCAGCCGCGTTGATAACCGTGCTGAGATACGCGGTTATCAATGCGGGACGCTTGCCAATCTCCCTCAACACGGCTTGAACATTCGACTCGATGGACGAATAGCCGGTAGCCTCCAAAGCGGCCTTGACCTGCTGTGCTGTGATGACGACACGTGACATTTCATGCCACCTCGACAATCTCATGCTGAGCGAGGTACGCGGCCACGGACTCTTCCAACGTTTGGTCACTGCCACGCTGGTAGTAGTCGCGGTACGCAACCACGCCATCGGAATCGCTGTAAGCGACGTATGCGACGCGACGGCCCTTGGAATCACGGAAGCCACGCGGCTTATGCGCATACGCGCCGAACACGTCAGGCAATTCCTTGACCGACTTACCGCCCGGAATCGTGACCACGCGCGCCTTGACGCCATGCTGCGCAATCACCTTCGGCGTATCCTTGGAAGGTGTCGGCGGCACTTCGGGAATCTCAACCGTATCCGGTTCAGGCTCAACCGCCTGCGGTTCAGGGGCGACAACCGGCAAATCATCGTAAGTCTCGCACATCTCAGGATGGTCACGCTCGGCCGGGGTGAGGAATGAAATGTCACGTGACACAACCATGCCGCCATGCTCATAAGACAATTCCCAACCATGCTCCCTATCGGCGTCCGACAGGCTCACGCCATGCGCCGTATAATCCCCACAATCAGGGGAAACCATGCAATCGCCACGTTCCACGATCAACGGCACGTCACCAATCTCACTCACGGCCTGAGCGTAATCAGCCCCGTTAGGGTCAAGCCACGTGCCACCGTCAGCACGATACGCGGCAGCTACACCACGCACCGCCTGAGCATTCTTCACGCCCGGAATCATACGCCATGATTCAACACCATCCTTCATCTCGAAACGCCACACGCTCGGGCTATTGACGGAATCGAAAAACATGAAGACACTGCTGGAATTGACGGCCCACAGACCGTTAACCTTGTTCGACATTTTAAAACTCCCTTGTATGAAAACTTGATTATTTGATGGGCCGTTTACCGCACGGCCCTGAGCGGTTTCACCATTCCAAAACCTTGCTACCGTCAACCAAAACGTATGACGTGCCGGTATGATTGCCGTCAACCATGCCACGCCACTCGCAAATACGCTCGTAACCGTCCGAAGTGCTACCGTCCTCCATGCCGCACTGCGGAATGTCGGACAACTCACGGTAGCTCGCTAGGTCAGTTTGGTTGTAATCCTTCGTGGCATAAGTCTCACGCCACCACGTCCACTGCTGCTCAGGCGTACCATGCGGATCGGCAACCGGCTGATCGGAAAGCGCTGGGGAACAAGCCACGCCGAAAGCCAACAGGCCAACAAGCACGGCAACAAGCAGAGTAACCTTCTCACGCATTTGCAACACCCGCCTTGATATAGCCGATACCGGTAAGCGCCGCATGAGTCCTCTCATTCCACCACGGCTGAACAAGCAGCCTGATAAATGCATAAGGCGAACGCCCCGCGAAATACGTTTTGCGCAGACGGTACGTGTACTCCACATCCCAACGGAACGGAACACGCCGCCCGTCGTTAATGGTCAGACAGTCAGGCGAAAACGTAAGCTTGTTATCAAGCACGTACACGTCTACAGTCGCGTTGATCCGCTCGAAAACATCCTCAATGTACGGTTCGCATATGAAGAACAAGCCGTTGCGTCCAGGAGCGTCGGCATGAGGGGCGAACACGTAGTAAGTCTTACCGTCGTTCCATTTGACCTCGGTCACGAAAGTGAGAGGTTGGAAGTGTCTATTATCGGGAATCTTGTCAACGTCCATGTAGTCGCTGACAAAAAATTGGTCACTGCTGCACATTTTAAAGCACCTCGATTGTGTTGGAATGTAATGCCCGAACGCGGGCTATATGGGCGTGATTGATAGGCTCACGCCCGAAGGCCAGGGGGAAGAATCAGCGCAGGAACTCGGCCACAGCTGCCGGGAACTCTTCATCGAAAAGATACTCTCGATAGCAAATCTCAAGGCTCTCCGCATCATCCAGCGGCGCGTCATAAGCGTAATCACTGTGGATGAATTCATCCCAATCAGCGGAAAACATGACGCCATTAATGTTTTCGGTTGACGTGGCCGTGTTGCATGTCCACGATCCGTTATCATCGCCAGTCACCACCGGGAGAATATCATCACGCCGGTTGTCACACCACTGTTCGGTAGGTGTAACGCCTTCGTCTTCCGCCATGGTAGACAGATTGTCAACGATGGAAGAACGCACCTCACTGCGGTAATCATCTGCGAAACTCATTTTAGATACTCCTATCTAGCGGCTCTGCTAGACTTAGAGCCGCTTGGTTAATTGATTGGATACATTTACTGAGCAATTGAGCCGGATAGCTGCAACTATCCGGCTCTACTCATTCGTGAGCGAGCATGGCCGTAAAGACACATGCCCGCCCTGGCGGATTACTTAGAATCCGCCGAAGTTTCAGAATCGGAATCAAGAAGCTTACGTGGATTACGCACCTTAAGTGCGTCACACAGCTTTATCGCAGTGGCTAAGGTTAAGTTAGCCTCAGAACGCCTACCGCACTCGATAGCCGCGATATTGCCGCCTGACATGCCGACCTTTTCGGCCAGCTCACGCTGCGTCAACCCACGTTTCATTCTCAATTCTTTCAATCCCATGGCCCTACTCCTAACTTGGATTAGAGGCCATTGTAGACCACTCAGTCAGCGCGGGACAATTCCATGCCGGACACCGCGCCACGTTGGCGACTCGACGACGGTTCGGCCTTGCATGATGTGAGGGTGCATCATGCCTAGTCGCACTCCGCCGCTTCATTGTCGCGTCCACTCTTCAATTTTCAATCATCCATGCCGCGCCCGTTAGGGGGGCTTCGTGTCACCGTCCTTGCGGTGCTGGTCTCTGTGGCGGTGGCCTCTCGTCCATCTCTGTTCCTTCCGTTGTCGTTTGCTTGATGGCTCTCACTATACACGCCTTGCAAACGTAAGGCAAATCAAGTCAACACAGACGCCACATAAACAATTGGAAACACTAGCATTCATCGGCGTGTCGCAACCACGGAATGGCGCCGCACAATCGCGACACGTCACACCACCACGTCACAGCCAGGACGCCACCGCAGACACGCGATGCCACAGCCACAGCCAGGACGCCACGACGTGATCGCCACGACGGCCACAGTCACGACGTGAGCACGACAGGTACGGCCGTGATCGCATACAGTGGCCGTGGCTGTGGCTGTGATCGCATACAAAGGAACGTGCCCGCACGTAGCACACGACACGCCACACCGCAAGCGAACAAACATTCGAGCGAACAGACGTTCGATAGAACACATGTACTGATGTTGCACATACAACAACCACCCCCGTGGGGGAGCCTCCCCCCGGGTCAAAAAGCCGGGGCCGCTGGCTCTCTAGTGCTGACGCTGAATGCTCGCTGGAACATTTTTGGATTACCCGTTACTCACGAAGTCTTCACATATTTAGTGGTTGCAACCGTTGTTGCACCCTACATATTGTGTATAATGTTCCTTGGATTGATGTTGATGGCGGTGAAGCTAGCTTAAGCCACATCAACGTCTGGCCGTCCACTCACAAGGGGAGTGTGAGGATTCTAGATGCGGTACGGTCAGCAGTCCGACCGGTCTATCCCGGGCGTGGCCTATATGGACTCGTACCTATTATTTTGGGCTGGTCTGCAATCCTGTTGGCACAGCCTTTTGGTTGCCGGGTTCGATTCCCGAGGTTTGCTCTAGGTTTCATGGGGTAGCTGCCTATGAGATCGATGGCATTGCTCGAATATCCCCGCTGGAACATGTGGGGGATAAGAGGCTCCCTGCCTTAATCAGGCGGTTGATGACCGAAGGGGAGGCACGGCCAAACGGGTGCATAGATGTTTCACGTTCCTTGCCGTTGGTGGTAAAGCCCATTCCACCATGCCGAACGTCTTTCCGACTTGGACGTTAACTAAGTCGGGTATATGGCATTGGTGCAACCGGTAGCATTACGGTCTCCAAAACCGTCGATGTTGGTTCGAGTCCAACATGCTGTGCTCAGCCTACCCACAGGCTGTGGGAAAGGTCTTCGGAGTCGTCTTGTGGCGGCTCTAGTTTTAGCTGACCCGCCTAGTCTGCGGGAACAGTCTCCTGAGTCGCTGCGGCGGCTCTTGCATTTTGGATGCTTGGCAGAGTGGCTTATTGCACCACCTCGCTAAGGTGGCGACCGGGAACGGTTCGGGGGTTCGACTCCCTCAGCATCCGCGCGCCGTGGCTGGCGGTAAAAAGCCATTTTTTGCCATTGGATTTCCTTATGGCGGTTTGGGTTAGATGACTGGCAGCCCCCATGTTTTGTGGTGAGTGTGGCGTGGGGGCTGTCTGTTCTTTTGCTTTGGTGGCGGAATGGTAGACGCGGCGCACTCAAAATGCGCTACCTGTAGGGTGTGAGGGTTCGAATCCCTCCCGGAGCACTTGGGTTGGTTGATCTGAGAACTTTTCCTGCTGGGATGTTTCCCCTTTGGCGTGTTTTCCTGCTCAGCACCGGCCAACCCTGTTTTTGTGGAGGCATTGTGGCGTGGTCTAGTTCCCATCGTGATGAACGGTTCAATCCTGATTGGCCGCGTGTCCGTGCGATGATTCTTGAACGGGATGGGCATAGGTGCCAGTGGCCGGTCAAGGATGATTACGGGAATGTTCGCCTGTGCGGACGGTATGGGAATGAGGTTGACCATAAGGTTCGTAATCCCGTCCATGATGATGATCGTCCTGAGAATTTGTGGGTGTTGTGTCGTTGGCATCATCAGCGGAAGACCGAGGGTGAGTCTGCTGAGGTTCGTCGTGCGAAGGGTAGGAGTCGGAGGGAGAAGCGTTGGTATTCTCACCCGGCTTTCAAGTGAATGAGTTCATGTGCGCGGTTGCCGGTTGCGCTAATCCGGTGTGTGCGAAGGGATTGTGTCGTTCGCATTACGACCGTGACCGTTATTCGGGGTCTCCGCTGAAGCCGTTGCGTCAGCGCATGTGTCCTCAATGCCATACGTGGTTTGATCCGAAGCGTTCCGACCAGTTGTTTTGTTCTGGGCGTTGCCGTGTGGCGTATAAGCGTGCTCGTGATGATGATAAGTCGTTGCCGGTGAAGCCTGAAACGACTATGTACGTGCGTCCGGTTGACGTGTCCGAGCTTGAGTCCGAGCTTGTTGTTGAGTCTTTTACTGATTCTCAGGTGGTTGAGAAGTGTGGCGGCTTGTGCGCGAAATGCCATGAGCTGGTTGATGTTGGTTCGAGTGGTGCCGATGGTGCCGCTTTCGTGTGGAAGGTTCCGTTGGAGAAGTCGCATAGTGCGACTTTGGCGAATCGTCTGCTGGTTCACAAGCGTTGCGAGGGTGGAACGTCCTAGCTTCGCGTATTGCCTGAAACGGGCGGATTGTGAGGCTGGCTGTGGCTGGTAATGGTCGTGGTGCGCAGAAGTCGAAGAATCCGATTCTTCGTGCGCCTGATAGTCCGATGGGTTTGGAGTTTCCTGCTGTTCGCCCTGATGGGCAGGAGTGGCTTGAACGGACGAAGAAGTGGTATGAGTCGCTTCGTGTCAGTCCGTTGGCTCAGCGTATGGGTGTTGAGGCCGACTGGTACGCGGTTCAGGATTTGGCGTTGTTGAAGGATGATTTCTGGCGTCCGAAGACTAAGGGCCGTTGGATGTTGGCTTCCGAGATTCGTCAGCGTGAGGCCACGTTGGGCATTACACCCGAAGCTCGTGTGAGGTTGAAGTTCGATGCTCCGCAGCCTGACGATATGAAGGCTTCCGCGTATGAGGGCGATACTGAGGGTGCTCGTAACGTTCAACGGAACAGGCAGCGTGCTTCCGCATTGGGTTTGCGTGTCATTGATGGTGGTGCCTGATGCATACGCGCATTCCCGAATTGCATGGCGAGGATTTGACTCGTTCGATGGGAATGTTCGCGGTTTGGTGGATTGAGACTTTCTTCCGTGTTGGTCGTGGTGGCGGTGTTGGCTTGCCTGAGGCGTTCGACATGGACGAGTACGTGTTCATGCTTCACGCTTATGCGTTGACCGAGTGGGGTACCCGCCGGTTCAATCGTGTGTTTTATTCGCGTGCGAAGGGTAAGAACAAGTCCGGTAAGGCCGCTGGCATTTGCGCGTTCGAGGGTTTGGCTCCTTGCAGGTTCGACCATTGGGCGGAAGAAGGGGAGACTTACGAGTTTCTGGGCGAGGTCTACCCGTATGCGAAGGGTGAGCCTGTTGGACGTATGGTGCAGATGCCGCAGATTCTCTGCTTGGCTACCGCCGAAGGCCAGACTGGTAACATTTTCGATTCGATTTACTACAACTGCGATCAAGGCCCTTTAAGCCAGTTGAAGGGTGTCGGCCTTGATGTTGGTCGTACCCGTATCGGCTTGCCGGAGGGTGGGGAGATTGTTCCCACCACGAGTGGTGCCGCGTCCAAGGATGGCGGTTTGGAAACGTTCGCCGCTTGTGATGAAACCCACTTGTACAACACGAACAAGCTTCGCAACATGTACAAGACCGTTCAACGTAACCTCGGCAAACGTAAAGGTGATGCAGACCCGTGGATTCTTGAAACGTCCACCATGTACAAGCCGGGCGAAGAGTCCATCGCTGAAACATCGTACAAGTATGCGTGGGATACCGCTTCGGGCAAAATCAAGCATCGTAGCGGCATCTACTTCGACCATGTGTATGCGAACATCGACTTGGATGATTTCGCTGACGAGAAGAAGGTTCTCCGCGCCTTGCAGGTCGCGTATGGTGCGAGTGCGAAGAGTTCGGACGGTAAGGATCATCTGATATTGCCGGATGGTCGTATGACCGTGTTGAATGCTGATGGTGTTGACCCCGAGGGGCACACGTATTGGGATGGTGAGCTTGGCCCGTCGAAGGATGGGTGGATTGACCTGAATGGTCAGATGGATCAGATTTACCAGCCTGATTCAGACCCTGCGGATTCGATGCGCTACTATTTCAACACTTTGTCGAGCGTGCATGATGCTTGGCTTACGGAGTCCGACATTCAATCCCACATGCTGTATCGGGATGAAATGCACACCGCGTTCAATTCGATTCGTTTGGATGGCGCGTGGCAACGGTTCGTGACGAAACGTGAGCCTATCACGTTGGGGTTCGATGGTTCCGTGTCGGATGATTCGACGGCACTTGTGGGTTGCCGCGTGTCCGATGGCATGTTGTTCCTTATCAAGTTGGAGTCCGCTCCTGATGGGCCTGAGAAGGCCACTTGGCGTGTGAACCGTGATGCGTTCGACGGCATGGCCCGTTGGATGATGGACAACTACAATGTGGTCGGCTTCTTCGCTGATGTCGCGTATTTCGAGCAGATGATTGGCGGTTGGGAGAAGGATTACGGGAAGAAGTTGAAGGTCGGTCCGCGTAAGAGCGGCGACAAGATCAAGTTCTGGACTAACAACTGGTATAAGGACATGCAGGTCGCGTTGGATAACGCGCATACAGCGTTCCGTTACCCGTATACGGAGCCGGATAAGAAAAGCAAACCGGTCAAGGATGATATCGCGTTGCTTGCTGATCCGCGGTTGGTGAATCATTTCCGTAATGCGCGTAGGCGTGAGACCCGTATTGGGTATGCGATTTATAAGGAGTCTCCTAATTCGCCGGACAAGATTGATGCGTGCATGGCTGGCCTGTTGGCTTATACGGCTCGTGGAAAGTATTTGGAGTTGGCTGAGGTTAAACGCCGTTCCGCTCCGATGAGAATCTACTAGGTGGTGATTTCGAGTGTCTGACTCGTTGATGATTAAGAACGCTTCCGATGATGACGATGATGCTTACGTCATTACCAATCTGGCGCGGGAGTGGGGCGCTCGTCTGCCGTATCTTGCCGAATTGAAACTGTTCAAGGATGGCAGGGAGATGGTGGATGCGAACAGTGTGCCTCAAGGCACTGATCCGAACGCTGCCCCAGTGTACAAGCTGATGCGCCAGTTGGGTGTTGTGAATCTCGCCCGTCGTATCAGTGAGAGCGTGACCGACCGCCAGCAGCCTAATGGTTTCCGTAAGGTCGAGGATTCCTCGTTGAAGGATACTGATGCCGATAGGATGGCGAAACAATGCGGCCTGAATTTTATTCTTCGTCGCAATATGCTGCCAGACAAAGGCGATTACGGATGCTCGTTTGGCTTGGTTTCCAATGCTGGACGTGGGAGATTCATCACGCCTCTCAGCCCTTGGGAATGCTGGATGGATGTTGGTGAGACTGCTGCTATCCAATACACGTATCTGGACCGCGAGAACAAGGAAGTCATTCGATTGTATCGTCTTGTTGTTGATGACAGCAAGACCACGACGAAAGTGTATTCCAAGACGGCACAACGTGAACATGATCGTTCCGTTGTTGATCCTAACGATGTTTCGTCGGTTGCTAAGTTCGCGTCTGATGCGAAAGCTTGGGAGCCTGGTAGCGATTGGGAGTGGGCTGAGGATTCACAAGCATCTGATTTCTCTTATGCGGAGGGATGCGATTCGCTCCCTATCGTACGTTTGAGCACGGTTGACGGGCAGGGATTGTTCGAGCCGTATCTGCCGATGCTGAAACGTATCGACCGTGAAACGTTCGACCGTTTGTGCATCACGATGATGCAAGCATTCCGACAGCGTGCCATCAAGGGCACCGTTCCAACCACGTACACCGAAGAGGATCAGGAAGTCATCGACGGCGACAAGCAGGCTGGTGATCCTATTGATTTGGCATCCACGTTCGCGGTTGGCCCTGCGGCGTTGTGGAAGCTTCCTGATGGTGTTGATATTTGGGAGTCTCAGACCACTGATACCGGTTCTTTGCAGAACAACATCATGGCTGATGTGAAGCAGTTGGCTTCCGCAGCTGGCATTCCGTTGGATATTCTTTCGCCTGACGTGCAGGGTTCCGCCAATGGTGCTGAGTTGAAGCGTGAGACGTTGAAGTTCAAAGTGCAGACGATGAACGAGTTGGATTCTGAGCCTATCGTGCGTATGGTGCGTATGGCTTTGGCCGCGTCTAAAACCGCGAATGCTTCGGCGTCCGAGTTTGAGATGGTGTGGAAGCCGATGGACACGACCAGTTCGCTGGAACAGGCTCAGGCTTGCCAGTTGTTGTATCAGAGTGGCTTGTTGGCGCGTAGGACGATTCTCACGCACAAGATGGGCTTCACCGCTCAGGATGTGTCGGAGGATGATATGAACCGTCTTGCAGACCAGTTCAACATTTCCGGCCAGGCTAATAAGAGTAATGCGAAGCCTGTTGCTGCTGTGGAACCGGCTACGGGTTGGGATGATGAAACCCAGTCCGCTGTGGATGGTTTGCCGAACGTCGAGGGTGAGCTTGTCGATGAAGGCGAGTCCGAGTCCTGATGGCCGGTAAGTCGCTTGAATCGTTGTCTAACACGCTTGAACAGGCTCGTGCAACGCTGGTGAACCAGTATGTGAGTCAAGCCCACAGAATGTGGGACATGCTGACGCCCGCTGACTGGTGGAATGATGGTATGACGTTTGCCGTCGCATCCCGTATGGCGTTGTTGGAGATGGCGTTGATTCAGCAGGTGCGCCGTTTGGGCGTCTCCTATGCGAATGAGACGTTGAAGCTTGTGGGCGTCACTCCGAAGGGGGATGTGCCTAGTTTGGTGTTTCCTCGTGACAATACCGATCCGTGGCTTGTGGCGCAACGTCCGGCTGACACGTATCGGAGTCTTGCGGTGAAAAACCCCACGATTCGTCCTGAAACGTGGCCTAGCAAGACCGATGAGATATTCAGCGAGGTTGATAAGTGGATTGAACAGGCGTTCAACCGTTTGCAGACCACTGTTGACGAGGATGTTTCGAGGGCGCAGACGAGCGCCACGCTTGAACGGTACAAGGATAGCAAGGTGTTGGAGTATCGCAGGGTGTTACATCCCGAACTGTCCAAGACGGGTTCTTGTGGCTTGTGCGTGGTGGCGGCTGACCGATGGTATTCGACGGCTGACTTGTTGCCGTTGCACGCTAACTGTCATTGTGGTGTGGCACCGGCTGGCAGTGATTACGATCCGGGTTTCCAGTTGAATCAGAAGGATTTGAAACGCTTGTACGCCGAGGCTGGTGGTACTACCGCGTCCGCGTTGAAGCAGGTGAAGGTCAAGACCATTACTCATGGCGAGTTGGGCCCTGTGCTTCTTGCCGAGGATGCGAAGGATACGCCCAGTCCAGTTCCGTCGAAGGCTTCTGACGCTTGGCATACGCCTGACCGTAAATCCACGTTGGCTCAGTGCCGTCGTATGGAGAATCGGGCAATCGAGTTCAATCGGCGTTACAAGGAAGTGCAGAAGGCCGGTAAGCCGGTGACTTTCCGCTATGAGGGTAGGACGTTCACGTTCAAGCCTTCCAAGAATTTGAAACAGGCTATGGCATGGCAGAAGACCATGCTCAACCAGATGCGGTCGATGCTTGGCGAAGCCGCATAACACTATTGAAAGGATTCAAGCCTAATGGCTGATGAAAATACCAATACCGCTGAAACGGCGGCATCTACGAATGCGCCTGAAACGGGCGTGACCGCGCAGCCGAAGGACACTGCCACTTCTCCTGTAACCGCTAATACGGTGGCTCAAAAGAATGGTGCGGATGACCTTTCCGAGAAGTTGGGCATGTGGAAGCATCAGGCCCGTGAGAACGAGCAGAAGATGTATGAGAATCGTGATCGTGCCAATGCCGCCGAAGCGAAGCTTGCCGACACTGAGGGCGCTCTCGCCAAGGCGAATGTGCAGATAGCCCGTTTGCAGGCGCAGAAGCTGCATCCAGAGATTACCGACGAGGCTTTCGACACTTTGTGTGGGGAGACTGAGCCGGAAAAGATTTCCGAATGGGCTGACGCTTTTGTGAAGTTCATGCCAAGCAAAACTGAAACGGTTGAAGCGGGGCAGAAAAAGAATGACGGGAATGCTCCATGTGAGCCATCGCCGGAGTTGGTGAAGGAGTTGCAGAGCAGAAACATGCATGTGTGCAAGCCGCAGTCAAGCGTTTCCGACGCTTACAACTACGGCGTGAAGCATTCCGAAATCAAGAAATAGTTTTATAAGGAGATAAATATGGCCAATCAGATGGTTCATACTGTCGCCAAGACCGCTCCGAAGGATGACCAGTCTTGGCTTATCAATCGTATCACCGATGGTGTGCGTGAAGCGCAGCTTGACTTGGCTACGTTCACCAAGGATAAGTCGCATGAGAACGATTACTTCGCGTCCATTACTGACGATGATTACGAGGCTTGGACTAAATCCGGTATTCCGCTGGCTCAGATTACTGGAACCAATAACTATGGCCCGTACGATCCGAATGCCGTCGATGGCCGTAATGGCACGATTATCGGCTTCTTGGAGTCTCAGGTGCATGTGCAGTTCACTCGTACCGGTTTCGAGGATCAGTATCCGACTGTCGGCGTCCGCTACATGGGTGTTATCGATAAGAAGAATCTGCCGTACACCGTTGATTTCAGCAAGGCGAAGTTGGAGGGATTGTTCCTTGATTATGACAAGGGCGCCGCAGCTCCGCATGTGACCGTGTTGAATCCGGCAACTGCCGCCGCATCCAAGTGACACCAGCCATACTGACTGAGTTTAGTTTCTACCCGTTTGAAACCCGCCCATCATGGCGGGTTTTCGCATATTAGGAAGGTTTTTCAATGAGTCTGTTGAATAAGGACATCATTACTCCCGACGAGGCTTCCGCCATCGTGCTGGGAGCCTATCAGACAACTACGGCAGCTTTGCCGTTCGCTTCCATCCTGCCGGACCAGTTCACCGGCTTGTCTGTCGAATGGACTCCGAATCAGGATGATCCTGAGGTTGATGAGATGAAGTTCTCCACTTGGGATGCTGAGGCACCGTATGGTCGTACTGTTGGCGGCGAGAAGCTGTCCTACACTTCCATGCTGCCGTTGCGTAAGCGTATGCGCGTGTCCGAAAAGGACATCGCAAATGGCAACATTTCCATGGCCAACGGAGATTTGAAGACCACTCTGAGCGATTATTTCGTTCAGTTGGGCAAGGAATTGGCCTACCGTCTGGAGAAGGCGCGTGTGGCTGTCGCTGTTGACGCGAAGCTCGGCATCACAGAATCCAATGAGGATGCAGCTTGGGATTATGCGCGTGATTCGGCACTATCCACTTCTTTGGCATCTACGAAGACTTGGGACAAGACTGGTGATCCGGTCAAGGATTTGCGTGCATGGTCCGACCTTATCGACGATAAGAAGGGTGCGCGTCCTACCATCATGGTCACCACCCGTAAGGTTGTGAACGCTTTGATGTCTAACGCGGCCATCATCAACTACTTGTTCCGTGGTCAGGGTTCCACCCTTCCGGCTCTTGTTTCCGAGAATGATGTGAAGAGCGTTTTGAGCCTGTACACCGGCATTCAGGATATTTACGTTGTTGACGAAAGGTATCGTGATTTCGCCCGCCAGTCCAAGATTACTCTTCCGGGCGGCGTCAAGAGCTTCTTCCCTGAGAACACCATCCTGCTGATTCCGGCTTTCGGTGACGTGAACATGGGTTACACCGCGTTGGGGCCGACCGCTGAAGCTCAGACTCCTGCATATGGCATCAGCCGTGAGAAGAACGCTGGCCCTATCGGAGCCGTGCTGAATACTCCGTCTTCGACTCCGGGATACGAGGCTTACGTGAACGGTACTGCATTGCCGGTTCTAGTGCAGTCCAACAGCACCTTGAAGGCCACTGTACTGGCCGCATGATGTAGGAGGCGCGTATGAGCACGGCAATCATCGACAACATCGACTGGTTGAAGTATATGCGCGTCTACGGTTCCGCCGACGCGGATTCATTTGAAGAGCATTTCGACACTGATTGGATTTCCGCTCAATGCCGCAAGGCCGCTCTCATCTGTTTGAGCGAATGCCCGATTGTTCGGACGCGCTTGAAGAAGGGGCGTCTCTCTGAAAGTGATTTCGCGTCGGTCGTATGCGAAATGGTGTTGCGCGTAGTACGTTTCAACCGGTTCAAAACCGAAGCGAACGGTTCTTACTCGTATACGGAGCATGATCCGCAGCAGAATCAGCCTGGCTATGATCCAAGTCCCCGGCTGTTCTTGTCGAAAGCTGAGAAATCGATTCTGAATGGTTTCGCTGAATCCGCTGGCACGATGTCACACATCAGTCTTGGTTTCGACCACGGTTATGGAGGTTGATGATGGCGTTTCTGTTTGACGATGATACGAATGAACGCCATTACCTCTACGAGGATGACCAAACCGATTACGGTGGTCAGAAACAGCTGTTCGACACGGATTATGTCGTTGTGATTCCTCGCAAGCATGTTCAGGACGCGCACGGCGGCCAGTATGTGCAGACTGGCGATCCGGTGAAGGTCATCTGCTGTGTTGAGGGTCGTGCGCAGCAGGCTGGCATGTTCTCTATTTCTGGAGCTGAGGATAAGACGCCATCTTCGGATAACCCCGGCGGTTTGGAAGAGGTCACTCCTTTGCAGATTATTGCGAGGGAATGGCCCGGCGACATTTATTCCCGGATCTGGTATAAGGGCGATTATTACGATGCTGACGGCGCTCCTACGTGGCGTGGGAGTGGTTCTCGTTTCTCCCGGCATTGGGAGGTTCGTGCACGTCGTGTTGTTATTGGCGATTATCTTGATGGCGGCATTTCCGAGCCTGAATGGGTGAAGGAGGTGGGTGGCGTTGGGAAGGGTCACGGTTCGACGTAGCGTCGCTACCGATATTGCGAAGATGTATGGGCCGGAACTTACACGCCGCGCCGCCGTGCATAGCGTGTCTGCCGTCCGCGCGAAGGCGAATGAGGCCGCTACGCATTCAAGCGTCGCGGATAGGATCGAGGTTTCCGTTCGCAAAGTCGGCTGGCATCATCAGATTGTCATGTCCGTCATAGGCCGTGATGGCACGCAGATCGCTCCGCATTTGGAGTTCGGCTATTTCAACCGGTGGCTTGAACACAAGTATGGGCCTCGTGATCCGAGAGCGCGTATTCCGGGAAAACATATCATGTTTGATTCGTTGAGTCGGGTGAGATTGTGACGGACAACATTTTTCAGCGTCTTGCCATTGACGTTCGTGAGTCAATCGATGCGGAACAGTTGGTTTATGAACTGTTGAATCGAGCGTATCCGTGCGAGGAGTGGCCTGATGTGAAGGTTTGCAGCGAGCTTGACTTGCCTTTGAACGCTTACGGTGAACGTGGACAGGTTCTTCTCTATTATGTTTCCGCTCCCGAACAGTTTGACCGTGGATTGTGGCGTTTCGGCGTGACGTTCACGGTTTTGTCCGCTGACTGTAACAATCCTCACGGTTTTGCACGTCACTTGTATAAGACGGTGCAGGGTTGGCCGTTCGAGGAGTCCACGACAGCTGGAACGGTTGGCACCGTGTCTGTGACGGCGCAGAAGAGACAGTCTGATTCGAAAGAGAATCAAGGCAAGAACGTCAAGGAGTATGGGCTGTCGGCTGTTGTGACTGCCCGCGATTCGTTCAAGGCTTGACCGGTATCGGTCGGGCCTTTTCTTTTATCAATTTCAAGTAGAAAGGCACCATTATGGCTATTAATGCCGATGGTCTGATTCAGGCGTCTCGCGGTACGTTGTTCACGGCTCCCGCGAAGACCGCTCTTCCGACCAAAGTTTCCTCGTTCTTGTTGAATAGTGGCACTGTTGCCGCCGCTGGCAGCGGTTCCGTCGTGAATTGGGAGAATATCGGCCATACCTCCAACAACAACAAGATCAGCTTCAGCAAGGATGGCGGGGACACCACCACGAAGGACACGTGGCTTGTCGCCGGTGCGAAGAGTTCTACCGAGGCTCCGACCATCACCGTGTCCGGCGCGTCCGTGCAGGGTGATTCGGCCACGATCACGAAGGTTACTGGCGGCTGGGCCGGCGAACAGGGCGGCATCGTCGTGCCGTTGCAGCCCGTGGTGCAGCATCTGGCGTTGTTCGTTCTCGCCTACGATGATTCCGACAAGCTGAGCTTCGGATTGTATCTGCCGGAGACCGATTTCACGTTCGATAACGTCAGCCTCGCCGATGAGGATTTCGCGGAGTTCAGCTTCAACGCCGTCGTGAAATCCACTAGCGTGCTGAAGGCCGGTGCCAATGGTGAGGTTGGCGCGTACCAGATTTTCGCCCCGGAGACGTTCGTGTCAAAATAACCAGCCCGGATTCCAGCGGTAAGAATCCGGGTGATTCCTCCCAGACCGTATCGGGTTTGACCTCGAAAGGCTGAGATTTCCTATTGCCCCCGCATGTACCCATCCGTGCGGGGGCAATCCTTTCCAACGATTGGCAGATGGGTTTTTGATGGGGATTACAGATTATGGCTTCCAAAACTGATAAGAACACCGTTAAGACCGTTCCGGAGATTCCTGACACGCTGGCTGAGTTCGTCGAACAGCACGAGGAACTGGCCGGATGCCCTGAGTTCGTTCCGGCTCATGAGTTCTCCGTGGCGCAGACATGCGATTTCATGGTCGTTGATGCCGTGGCGTCCGACAGTTACGGCGTGTTCCGCAAGAAGACTTCCGATGATGTCGATTCAAGTCTGGCTATAGCCAGGATGGTGGCTGCCAGCGATAGTTTCTTCGAGAAGATCGCCAAGGACGTTGACGCCTACCACAAGTGGGTCACTGGCAGGACTCCGACTGTTCTGGTGCAGGTGTTCACTCTGCTTAACGCATTCTATGGTGCGTCCTTGGGAAAATCCGAAGCGTCAAGGACGCCTACCGGAAATGCAAAGTAGAGCTTACGTGTGATTTCCGTAGGTTCTACAATCTGAATCTTCCCGCCGCCATGCATGAGTATGACGGCGGTTTTCTTTTGACCCTTATCGGCGGTCTTGCCGGCTATGACGAGTCGCTGTATCGGGAATGGTTGCTGAACCATCCTGATGAGCGTGCCCGCGCCGAGTCCGATAGTGATTCCGGTTTGAGTTTTCACGGGTTCACTCAGGATACGAGTCTGCTGTTGGGTATTTACAATCAGGTCGGCTTGCTGGTTTCCGGCACATTGCAGTTCAAGGACGGCAAGCATCCTGAGTTCAAACCGATTATGCCCCCTCACGCCGCCGATGGCGTTGATAGGCGTGTTTCCGCCAACTTCGAGTCGATGAAGGCGTTTCTGGGCATGTGATTGAAAAACAGGGGTTCTTATGGTGGAGTATCTCGCCGGTTCCGTTGGAATTGATATTTATCCGAACACCAAGGGTTTTGGCGAAGAACTCCGCCGTAAGCTCGCCAGGTACGCCGATGACGATTTCGATGTTCGTGTGACGCCTGACGTTGACATGTCTCGTTGGCGTGCGGCGAAAAGGCGTATCGAGGATGATGGCATCGTCCAGAATGTTGAGATTCGTGGCGATGACTCCGATCTGAAGCGTGTGCTTCGGGACATTGATAAACGTAAGGTATCCCCGAAGGTCGAGCTGACAGACGCTTTGCGTGATCTGCGAACGATGCGCAAGCAAGTTCAGTCTTCCGACAAGGCTGTTTCCGCGATGAACAAGCGTATCGCCAATGGTGGCGATGCTTGGCGCAAGGTCACGCTGAAAAGCAAATCGTATCAGGATGCGGTGAAACGCAACACGCGGTTGACCACGGCATACGCGAACAAGCAGATCGACGTTTTGGATAACGTCAAGAAGCACATCCGCAGTATGCAGGATGCGATCGAGAAGGTCAAGCCTCTGGGCAGTTCCAACAATGTCTCGATGGCTCGCGCCAACCGTCTCGTCGAACAGCTCGACAATGCGATGCAGCAGTTGAAGCATGACAGCAAGGCGAACATCCGTGTTGACGTCAACGATGTTTCCGAGGTCGTCAACGTTCTCGAGAACGTGTCCAAGCGTCTGAAGCAGGTCGATGGGATGGACGCCCATGCGAAGGTCTATCTCGACGGCGCGAAAAGCATGGAACGCGAACTTGAAGCGTTGAAGCGGAAATTCCGCAGTCTTCCGAACGACATCGAGACCGACTACCGGTCAGCCATCGACAAGCTGAATCTTGCTGCGTTCCATGCCGGCAAGGACAAGAACTACCACTATGAGGTCAATCTTGATTTGGATGTGACCCGTGCGCGTGAGAAGGCCAAGAAGCTTCAAGAAGATTATAAGAAGCTTGAAATGGACATCGACCTTAAAACGGCTGGTGCCCGTACTCATCTTGCCATGCTCACCCGTCCTCGTTCCGTCGAGATTTACGCGAAACTCCATGCCACTGATTTCGGCAAAATGCTGGATGGTATGACGTATGGCGCGACTGGTCTTCGCGCCGTCAACAACCAATTCCAGAAATTCGTGAATTTCATGGATTCGCTGGATGAGAAGGTTCCATTCTTCTCCGCATTGGGTACCGTGTTCGCCGGTGTTTCCGCTGGCGCTATCAACATGTCCCGTAGCGTGCTTGGTGTCGGCTCTTCGATTGTTTCCATGTCGAAGGCCGCATTGGCCGCTCCTGCCGCTCTCGTCGGATTGGGCGCCGCCTATGCGTCCGTGAAGATGATTTGGGGCGAAAAGGGCGCCACTTGGAGCGAGCAGATCGACATTGCATCCACAAAGTTAGGCAAACTGTCCGACAGCGTGGTTAACGCGTTCTACGGTCAGGCCCGTCCGGCCATCCGTGGATTGGCTGATTCCATTGCCGACACGTTGATTCCCCAAATGTCAACTCTTGCCGACCATGAGGGACGAATCGTCGTCGGCATGACCAAGATGGTCAAGGAAGCCGATAAGACAAGCGTCGTATCCAGCATTTTCAACGATGTGAATAAGTCGTTGACTTATTTGGAACCGGGTGTTGAGAGACTTGTCAAGGCTTTCCTGAATCTTGGCGATTCAACTAGCCAGTATCTCCCTCGTGCCACACGGTATGTGAGTGAGCTTGCGGATCAGTTCGCACGTTGGGTCGATAACGCACGCGCGTCCGGTGAGATTGAGAAGTCGATGCAGCGTGTCATTGAACAGGTTGGATATTTGAAGAATTCCGTGAAAGCGCTCATGGGTATTGCTTCCGGCTTGTATTCCGCTTTGGCTGAGGACCAGAATGGCATCCAAAGCTTCTCCAAGGAGTTGCAGAAGGCGGATAAGGCTGTCAATTCGGCAAAGTTCCAAGACACGTTGAAGTCGTGGGCCGTTGGCGCTAAAGTGGCGCAGTCCGCGATGCGTGATTCATTCTCCGAGATTGGTGACGCTGGCTATTCTCTGCGGCATACCGTGGGAAATGTTTTCGGTGATGCCGGTAGGACGATTGCTTCGTTCACGAAGAATGTGAGCCGCCTGTTGAAGAACAGTAGCGGTGGTATTTCCGATTTTTCGTCTGGCGTTTCCAACGGATTTCAGAAGGTGTTCAACGCTGTTGGCGATGTGAGTCCGATGTTCAGCCAGCTGCTTTCGACTGTCGGGCAACTGTCTAAGACGTTCGGCGGCACATTGGCTGCTTCTCTTCGTGCTTCTGCTCCGCTGATTCAGGCTATCGCTACCGCCGCCGAGGCTGTGGCTAAGGCTTTCAGCGCGTTGCCGGAACCGATTCAGGCCGCGTTGGGCGTGTTCGCCACGTTCGGCAAGGCCGGCAAGACCGCTTTGGACACGGTGAAGCTTGCCGTGGTTGAGAACACGATGAAGTCGCTGCAATGGCAGAAGGCTTTGATGGAGTTGGGCGTGACTTCCGCCGGTACTGGTGTGACGTTGAAGAATGTCGCTCAGGGGTGGGTGGCGTCTAATCCCGCTGTTTCTAAGTTCGTGTCGAATGTCGGCTCTGCTGAGGGCGCGATGGGCAAGGTGAAGGCCGTGGCGTCTGGTTTGGGTGGGATGCTTGCGTCTACGCTTTCCAATCCGGTGACTTGGGGTGTGGCTGCCATTACGGCAGCAATCGCAGCGTATTCCGATTACAATGCGAAAGCCCAGGCGACTGAGCGTGCTTCCGAGAATATTGCGACAGCGTTGGGTAAGATTCCTGATTCGGCCGCCGAAGCTTCCGGCGCGTTATCCAATGTCGCTTCCGCGATTCAGGATGCGTTCAAGGACGGTAATTATGCTGAGACTGGTTGGAGCTGGTTGGATGATTGGACAACTGGATTCAAGAATACTGCCGAAGCCGCCGACAAGCTTGGTGTTTCGACCACTGACCTGAGCAAGGCTGCGAGCGGCAGTACGAAGGCTTACAACTCGATGATGAATCAGTTGAAGGCCACATATGATGCTCACAGCACTTATTCGGCTACCGCGACGCAGAATTACGGCAATGAAGCTGGTGCAGCCAAGAAGCTTATAGCAGTAATGGAGAAGGCACGTCAGCAGTACATCGATAATGCGGAAGCGACTTCCGTCGCGAATGGTCATGCTGCCGGCTATGCGAAGAGTTTGATCGAGATGGGTGAGGATTCCGATTCGGTTTCCATTGCCATTGCGACTCAATCTCAACGTCAGCAGATGTTGAACAGTGCCGCGCAGAAGTACAACGACATTGTCAATAATCAGCGTACCGCGCAGCAGAACGCTTTGAGTGTCGCAACGGAATATGGTCAGATTTACAACGGTTTGGGTGATTCCATCCAACGCATCAAGGAATTGGGCGTACAGAACGTTTGGGACAGTGCCGCGGACTCGTTCAATAACATGACCGAGGCTGGACAGTTGGCTCAGACCAGCTTGCAGAATCTCGCTACGACAGGCCATGATTGGCTTGAACAGTTGGTTGCTTCCGGCGCGTCAACCGATGAGGTGAATGCGAAACAGCAGGAATTGTCAACACAGTTCTACGAGACGGCGAAGGCGATGGGCGTCCCGGAGTCGGAGATTCAGAAACTGCAACAACTGTATGGGTTGACTCCTGAAGAGGTCAAGACATTGTTCAAGACCGAAACGGAACAGTCGAAGCAGAATCTGACATCCTACTTGTCTGATTTGCGGGCATTGTTCCCCGGCGAGGGCAATACGGCCATCTTCACCACGGTCCTTGACGGCATCAACAGCGGAGCATTGTCCAGCGCGGATGAGGTTCAATCAACCGTGAACAATCTCATGAACAATGCGAGCACAGACGGTTCAGGCAAATACACCATCGTGTTGGACGCAGACGGCAATCAGGCCGTTGTCGCTACCGATGAGGTCAGGAAACATGCCGACCTGTTCAAGAAAGGCACGGATGGCAATGGCTATACGACCAATCTGAAGGCTTCCGATCTTGCTTCGATGACCATTGACTATTTGAAAGGCGACGCCAACGCCTACGGTTCGTTGAGACCCACCGCGTCACTCGGCGCGAGGGACAACACCCAGCCGGCGAAACGCAGTGCTGAACGCACCGCGAACCAGTGGAATGGAAGCACGTATAACGCACAGTTCGGTGGAAATATTTCCGGTAGTTTCTGGGGAATGCTCGGCACTTTGTGGGCCGAGGGCAGAAGTTGGGCGAGCAGGACGTTCAACGCTATTTTCGGAACCAAGAGAGGACGTGCCACAGGCGGTGAGGTCGAGGGCGATAATGTGACCCGCACCGGCAGGATCGTCGGACGCGGAACGAACACGAGCGATTCCATCGCTTTGAACGATTCCACCGACGTGTCCACCGGTGAATATGTTGTGCGTGCCGCCGCAGTGCATAGCATGGAAGCCCTGTACGGCAAGGGAGTGATGAGCGCCATCAATGCGAGTGGCGACATCCCAAGCCAGTATTTGAAGAACGCGCGTCGTATGACTCGTGTTTCGATGCCTTCCATGGTTTCTGACTATTCGGCAGGTTCTTCCGATGATGTCAAGTTTGAAAGCGGCCCTACATACAACATCACGCAGAACTTCCAATATCCGACCATCACACCAATCTCGGTTCAGACGAATCAGAAGTTGGACAAGGCTGCGATGATCGGCATGTGAGAGGGGAGTATCGTGGCTTTTTCCACGTGTTTCTACAAGTTGAATAATGTTCCTCTTGATTCGGAGAACTGCATCGTCACTGTTGGCTCGACATTGTTGAGCGCCATCAGTGTTGACCGTACCGTTTCGACAGTTCCGCAACGGCATGGTTCTATCCCTTCCGGCATGACGCCTAGGTTTTCGGAACGTCAATTGTCGTTGCAGGTATGCGCTTGGGAGCCTGACGTGCTTGGTGAATCATCCAGGCTGATGCGGTTGTGCACGATGCCGAATCTTGTCATGAGTCGGATTATCGATGGTGTCGAGCAGCGTACCCGTGTCGAGTTGACCTCTTTGAGTCCTGATGATTCAAAGAGTCATCCGAACAGGTTTGTTCCGTTCACTGCCGTGTTCGCCATGCCTGACGTGTGGTGGCGTTCCGTCACGCATGAGACCGTCTCACTGCCTTTGAACGGTGGGAAGGTCATGTCCGGCGGTTCGGTGATGCCGTCCGCCGGATACTACACGTTCTGGCAGGGCGTTCCGAACGCTAGTCCGAGTGTGCTTTCCACTCAACTTCCGTATAGTTGCGGTGACGCTCCCATAACAGACATGGTGTTTCGTTTCCCGAAAGGTGTGACGGGCATAACGGTGAAGGATACGGTATCCGGTACCGGTATCACATGGTCTGGCACGCGCGTGGATGCTCGGCCTTACTTGTATTTGGATGCGGGATCGTTGACTGCATGGAGTTCCGATAGTGATTCCGCATGGTCTGGCGGTTCTCAGAACGAGACAGTTGGATTGGATTATCTGCCTTCCGGTAGGTTGCAAGTCAATCCTGATGTTTCTGGTGACTACAGGATTGCAGTTAAGGCCACTGGTTCCGGGAATGTGGCGTGCAGGTTTAAGAGAAGCTGGTGGTGATTTCCACTGGCTTCTTTCTTTTTAAGTTGAGGGATGCTTATGGGTAAGACTCTAAAATCTCGTCTTGTCGCATATCAGGCCAATGGAAGCAAGCTTGGATTGCTGCCTGAGCCGACTTCCTATACTGTGTCGTTCACTCATGATGCTGTAGGTGCTTTGACCGTCAGCTATTCGCGTAAAGCTTTGCGTGGTGAGATTCTTGACCGGCGTCTTGAAACCGGCTTGGAAATCGCCGTGGAAGTGTCTGATGGTGGACGCTGGATTGAACCGTATAATGGCCGGTTCGTCATCGCCTCACGTTCAAGGAACGCTTTGGACGTGTCCGACACGGTGTCGTTGACCGGCGTTTCCTACGGGTGGCTGTTGAAGAAGGCTTTGAATCTGGACACGTCCAGATTGGAGACCAGCGGAGACGAGAAAGGCACCCGTAAATTCGCGAACGCGAACGCTGGCACGATCATGCGCACGTTCATGGATGAGAATTGGAATCGTGGCGGCGTGAAAGTTGATTGCAGCCGGTTCACTTCCGGTGCCGATTCCGCTGGCAAACAGTGGGGCTACATGCTGCCGAGCATATATTACGATCTTGGCATTTCCATACAGGACGTGTTGGATTCGCTGGTGAACAACGGCTTATGCGATTGGCGTACCGATGCCCGTCAACTGCTGTTATGGAACGCCGATAGCGTCGCCGTCTGCCGTGACTTGTCCAAATCGTGTGTGGTGACGCTTGCTCAGGATGTGTCGGAGGCTCCCGATGACGAGAGTATCGACGGGTTGGCTTCCTCGATCCTTGTACGTGGCGACAATATTAATTTCCGGCAGGATAATCCGAACGCCCCGAAGCCTTGGGGCGGTTGGGAATTGTATTCAAGCCAACAGGGTGTGAACAAGAAGGAGACCGCCGAACATCTCATCAAACCGACGTTGGCTAACGCGGCTAGGGTTCGCGGACAGTACACGCGATCCGTGAACGTTGTCGAAGCGTCTTGTCTGCCGCTCATCGATTACACGATAGGCGATTGGATTACCGCGCCTACAGTGGCGAACCGTGAGAAGGTCCGTGTCCAACAGGTCACTTTGCAACTCGACTCGACTGGGTTCAAGGCTTCACTGATTCTGAACGACAAGAATTATGATTCCTCGGTTCGTTTGACGAAGCGTATGAATGGTATTACCGGGGGTGCTCATCTTGGTGGGGCGTCCGGTGCGATTCCGGCTCCTGAAAAGGACCATCGCGTGCCGAAGGCTCCGCAGAATCTGTCGGCCAATTCCGACGCTTATATCAATGTGAACGGGTATGCGCGTGGCATGGTTACGGCCCGTTGGGATGATGTGACGTTGGCGACTGATGGCACTGCCATGGACATCACGTCGTATGCGGTCGAATATCGTGTGAACAAGACTGGGTATGAGTGGCATTCCGCTGGCACGACCACTGAGCATACGTTATCTTGGTCGAATCTGGATTGCGGTGTTCAGATTCTTATCAGAGTGCGTGCCGTTCCATCGTATTCCGATCAGATGGGCGAATGGTCCAGTGTGTTCGCGTTGACTGTCGCCAAGGATACGACGCCACCTCCGGTCCCATCCAAGCCGATTCTTTCTTCCGAGTTGGGCGTGGTTTCGGTTGCTTGGGATGGGAAGACCGCTGATGGTGGTTCCATGCCTATCGATTGGGATAGGAATATTCTCGGCGAACGTTTGGCTGATGGTGTTTTCAAGGAGATCGCGGCCGTCGCGACCGGTATCGGCGATTATGTGATTACTGGTTTGACGGCTGGCTCTTCGCACACATATGCGTTCCGTGCTGTCGATCATGCTGGTAATCGTTCCGACTGGTCGGCAGTCGCCTCGGTGACGGTGGCTTCGGCTGTCTCGCCTGAAGAGGTCAAACAGATCCAAAAAGACCTGGCTGACAATCAGACGGCTTTGAAGGATAATACGGCGAAGCTGACGCAGGCCCAGAAGGACATCCAAGCCAACAAGTCGAATCTCGACGCGGCGTCCAAGTCGCTCGCTCAGGCGCAGACCGATTTGTCGCAGGCGCAGAAGGATATCGCGCAGACCAAGAGCGACCTGACCACCGCGAACGGGGAGATCAGCAAGGCGAAGGAATCCGCCGCCCAGGCGTATGCCGAGGCCCACAGCAAGAATCATACGTTTCGTGGCCCCGACGAGCCGGACGCCTCCAAAGGGCTGATCGTCGGCGACCTGTGGCTCAAGACGCAGAAATATTGGACGAGGTGGAAAGGCGAGAAGAACAACTCACCGAGCCTCTTGGCCGACTTCTACACCTACTGGCAGGG